GAGGATACCGGATTGGTAGTTGCAACACGCCCACATAAAACGTTTTATCCTGTGACTAAATTCTTTACCAATGAAACTTATGGAAGGGAAATGGCGCAGGACGCAGCATTTGGGGCTGGAGAACTTTTACTCCATAATGGGACAGATAATGTAGCATGGACAATGAGTAATGAAGTTGGAGGGAAGTGGGACGACAATTCAACAGATAGACCGTATGCCGGAACGAAGTCATTAAAGTGTGACAATCCTGCTATCGGAGATATAATGCAATTGATAAACAATGTCGGCCCCGGCACCGATGTTGATATGGGTGGTTATATTGCTCTTACGATGTGGATTAATGTTGATAAAGATTGGCTTGCCGGAGATTCAATTACTCTTTATGCATATGTAGGCGGAGTACTTGTTGGAAATTCGGTCGCATTAGAAGATTATTTTGATTATGATACTTATGATATTTATCAATATGTTAATATTCCATTAACAGATTTGGGAATAGAAGCAAGTCTTGTCGATGCATTTAGAATAGAAAATGCGGCAAGAGAAGGAGGCAAGAGTCCGAAGTTTTATATCGACAATATGTATTTGCAGACATCCGGTGTTCCTATTATCTACACGGTTGAACCTGATAAGGGTACATGGCTTCATGTAAATGCATTCAAAACAATCTTCGCCGATGCACTGATTACAATTGATGCGGATGCAACTTTGCCGAACTTATCGTTTGACCAGATTTTAGGAATGAGTCCTACGGCTGGTTATATTTATAAACGATATGCTGAAGGAAAAGATGATCCAGAAGATGAAGAAAGAATAACCAGTTTGCTTGACCTGTTAAGTTTTCCGCAATCGAAATTGGTTGATGCAATGTCGGACAAATCAAATACAATGATAAGTATTCATCAGGAGTATAATGTGCCTCTCGTGTTGAAGTCAGAAGACTTAGACAAAATAACATTTACGATTGAGGATGATTTTAGCCTTTTGTTATTTTTTAGAATATCACTGAATGGCTTTGTGGAATATAGATAAAAGGAGAAAAATAATGGGCTTCTTTTCTTGGAGTTTTGGTGATCACTTTCGTGAAATGATAAAGGGTATAAACTCTTGGTGGAATGCCGTTACAAAGGGGCAGGAGAGTAGTGACTGGATCTTCGAGGGAGTAGAAGTCAAATTTAAGTTATATGCTTTCTGTAGCGAAAAAGAAATGAGAGGATATTATTTTATAAAGCATCAACAGGAAATGCCAAATTGCGTTGGCTTGGCATGGAGAGATAATGATCCAAATACCAATGAATCTGAATTGTGGATTTTATCTTCTCGTTTTAAAAATACACATGAACATATCTTTAATCAATGGGCCTTGGGCCATGAGTTGAACCATTTATTGCAGTATATGTCTGATCGGGGAGAACTTGATTTCAAGATAATGAATCCTGACAAATGGTCTGAGGAGAAATAAAATGGTTTGTACTCCAAAACAATGCGACGACAAATTTGCTCCGGTGAAAAAAGATATTCATACAAATAAGGTTCTTATTGTTGGTGAAGATGGATTTAGTGGCGTCTTTGGATGCGTGTCGAAAATGCAGAAGACGAAGATGTCTAAGATTGGCTTCTTTAGTACTCTCGTTGCGGTCTGCTCTATCCTTGCTATCTTTATTGTTTTTGCAATGGGATCATTTGCTCAGGAAAAAGAATTAAGAGCAAATAATACAACTGCGATTGTAAAAGAGAATAAAGAAATAGAAGCACTTGATAAAAGAATGTGTCAGATGTCAGAAACAATAAGTCAAATTAGAGAGACACAAATCGAAGTTGTCGATAATCAACAGTCGATTTTAAATCATCAAATAAAACCGGCTGCGTTATTAAAAGCAATAAAGGAAGCCGTTAGAGAAGGGATTAAGAGTAAACCAACTGAAAAAATAGAGGGTGAAGTAAAATGATTTATAAATGCAAACATTTTGGTCTTCAAGAACTTCTTTCAAAAGCTGTTTATGAAGATAATATTGCGAAGTATGGCAATAACCTTTGGTTTATTTTTGATGCGGCAATGCTGATTACTCTTGATCGTCTTCGTGAAAGATATGGCAAGACGAATATGAATAACTGGCAATGGGGAGGACAAGACGACAGCCGTGGTTATCGTTCTCCTGAAGATCCTGAAGGAGCAAAACTTTCTCAACATCGAAGGGGAACTGCGGCAGATCCGTGGTTTGAACAACTTTCAGCAGATGAAGTAAGAGAAGATTTAGAAAAGAATCCAAGGAGACCAACGTTTAAACATATTACTTGTATTGAAGACGGAGCAATCGCAAAAACATGGTTTCATTTTGATACAAGGAATTGGGATAGAAGTAAGAGCGGAATTTTAATTGTAAAACCGATGAATCGCTAATGACTGTTCGGGAAACAATAATTTGTGAGGAGTGTGGAAATGAGTTTACTTCTGATGAAGATGAGTGTTTTGTTTGCCCAAGGTGTAAAGAATTAGATGACTTTTTTGTTGACGACGGTTTTGATTCAATGGAAGAAGGTGGACGATAACAGGAGACATTATGGGCCGATGGAATTCTTTTAAACAGTTTGTATTTGGTAAAAAACAAAGTGCAGTGGCAAAGGTGATAGCGACTCCGGGTTCTGGTGGTGCTGTTTTCAGTCCTGTTGACTACACAAATTTTGCCAAAGAAACGTATCTGAAAAATGTTATTGCCTTCAAATCTATTGATGAAATAGGCAAAAGTGTTGCTTCTGTTCCTTGGAAGCAATTCAGAAAACTTTCGGATGATGAAAGGGAAATAAGTGAGGAGGGGACAATTCCTGATTTACTTGAAAGACCAAATCCAAATGACGGTCTTCCATATTTATTACTCCGTGCTTCTGCTTATTTGGCGATGTCTGGCAATTCGTTTTTTGAAAAGGTTGCTCCAATTACAGGCCCGAATAAAGGAACACCGAAGGAGTTATATGTTTTAAGACCGGATCGTTTTAAAATAAAAATAAATCCAGATACTGGACAAATTGTAAAATACATTTACTCCGTCTCGAATAGACATGCGGATTTTGATGTCAATAAAATTACGGGTCAAGCAAATGTTCTTCATCTTAAAGGGTTTCATCCGTTAGACGATTGGTGGGGAGCCGCAGCAACGCAACCAGCGGCAAGAGAAATTGATACAAGTAATTCCGCGACACAATGGAATAAGAGTATTCTGGATAATGAGGGCCGTCCGGGGATGATCTTTACTTTAATTGGTGCCGGAGAAGCGCAACTTGATGAATTAGAAAGACATCTTGATAGTAGAACAGGGCCACAAAATGCAGGGAAGAATTTAATTATTGCTGGTGATACAGGAACGAAAGCAGAACCGTATGGATGGTCTCCTAAAGATCTTGATTTTAACGAAGGTGATTTAAGACTTTCGAGAAAAATATGTACTGCCTATGGTGTTCCTCCTGAACTTCTTGGTATTCAGGATGCAACATATGCAAATAGAGCAGAGGCAAGATTGTTCTTCTGGGAGAATACTGTATTCTTTTATTTGAATTATATTCGTGAGGAATTAAATAATTGGTTGTATCAGCAGGGAAGTTCTTTATTTATAGATTATATTTTAGATGACGTTCCGGCGTTTGCAATCAAGAGAGATAAGATTTGGAAGAGAGCACAAGAAAGTAATTTTTTGACTCAAAACGAAAAACGAAAAATGGTTGGTTATGAACCGGATGATGATGGAGATGTTATTCTCGTTGCTGCTGGTCTTGTTCCTTTGGCAAATGTCAATATGGAAATTGAAGAAGATGTTGACGAAGGAGAAATAGAAGATGAAGAAGATGAAGATGAAAAAGAAAAGTTAAGAGAAGAGGGTTATTCAGAAGATGAAATAAATGATATGCTTGGATACTCTGATGAAAAGGCAAGTTATAAATGCGAGTGTGTTAGCTGCGGATATAAGAAGACTTCTAAAGTTCATTGTAACACTTTTAAATGCCCGAAGTGTGGGGGCAAAATGAGACGTGAAGGAAGACCCGGACCGGGACAGGAGTAATTATGAATATTTTATTAATTCCATTATTCGCAATTCTTAATCGGTTGAGGGGAGCAAATGGTTTTACATGGATCGGCAAAGTAGGAATAATGGCGATCTTGTTTTATTTGCTTTGGCCTTCTTGGATAATTGGATTACTTGCAGCGGGATTTTATTTTCTTGGTCAATCTTGTGGTTGGGGCTGGTGGATTGGATATATTTTAAATCAGGTGATTAGTCCAAAACCAATTGAAGGAATAAGAGAAGTGTTTGCAAGTGAGATTGCTTTGAGAATATTTCCAACAAATTATTTAAGGTACTCTTATTTTTCACTTGCTCTAATTGGTCTGTTTTGGTGGCTACCAGTAATCTTGTGTTTTAAGATTTCAATATTTGCTCTGGTTTCAATATTGATTTGTAGCGTTGGATTTCCGTTATCATTTGAATTTGCAAAACGAATACCAGTATTTAAAATTAAACTTCTTGATCGTAGGTGGGAAACCGGCGAACTTATTTACGGATTACTTCAAGGTTTATGTTTATACATGGTTGTATAAAAAATGATTAATATTACAAATCCAAAAGCAAGAGACCGTTATCGAATAGAGGTTACACGGATGATGATTACTCTTGAAAATATAAATGCAAAGGAGATAAGGCCGGTTTTGAATCGGCAATACTTCGATGTTGCATCCTTTGTTAAACAGGGTATGCGAGACGGAATAGATGTGGCAGTAGACCGCCACAGACGTCGCCTTGAGGCCGTTCTAAAAAATCATTATAAAAGGGTGGCTGTTATATTTGGAGACAAGGCTGAGGCCATTTTAGCAGAATCAAAAGATATTTTTATACCGGAAGTGAAGTCGGCTAAAGATGAGTATTGGAAGGAAATGAACGGTTGGATGGATACGCAAGCTGCTAAAAAAATATCGGGTTTACAAAAGACAGCGAAGAATAATATCGCAAAGGTAATAAAAGTTGGTGTTGCAAAAGGAGAGAGTAATACTAAAATTGCAAAACGAATAAGGAAGACAGGAATAATAACCAATCCAAAAAGAGCGATGACAATTGCGAGAACAGAAACGCATACCGCTGCCGTTAAGAGTACCGATGCCAGTATGGAAAGCACCAGACTTGATTTAGAAAAGGAATGGGTTTCTTCAAGAGACAATAGAACACGATCAAGAATAAGAGGAGCAAAGTATGAACATTTCCTTGACTTCCCACTTGGGCCGAATAAAGAGAGGGCTTTGTTGAATGGTCATTTTGTAATGACCGGTCAAGCCTTAAAACTTCCGGGTGATCCAAGTGGGAGTCCGGGAAATATTATAAACTGCCGCTGCGTTGTCCTATATCATACGAGAAAAAGTACAGATGATTATATTAAACCGTATCAGGGGAATAAAGATTTTGCTGATGGAGCGCCGATGTCATCTATTGGTGGTCTTCAGAAGTGTTTGACTTCAGCGGCAAAAAGAAAAGGCGTTTTTATTTATGACATGAGAAAGGCAAGGGGTGGAATTGATCCATGTAAAGATATTGTAAGAAAGGGAGGAAAGTTTTATTATCAAGGTGAAGAAGTTGTTGGTGAAGCTGATCTTGAAAGAATTAAAAAATTAGCGATTCCTCCTTCTTGGAAAAATGTTGTGATTGCAAAAGATCCTAAGAAGTATGTTGCAATTGGGCAGGATGCAGCAGAACGTTGGCAGTATAAATTAAATCCCGGTCCTGAAATATTAAGGAAGCGAGAAAATTTTGATCGTATAAAAGTATTCAGTAAAGATATGCCGAAGATTCGCAAAGGAATTAGAAAGGGAATAGAAGAAGCAGACCCAAGAGGTTTCCTTCTTGATATTGAACAAAGAACGGCAATAAGAAATGGGAGTACAACAGATTATAGGGCAAAAGTAAAAGCATATGGATTAACTACTTTACAACATGAGCATGTTATAATAAAGGGTGAACGAATTATATTTGACTTTCCTGCGAAGGAAGGAATACAGGCTCATTATGAAATACAAGATAAGGTGCTGGCAAAGTTTCTAAGGGAAAGAAAGAAGGCAAGTAAAATAGGAGAACAACTTTTCCCTGATGTTTCAGCGAATCAATTAAATAGTTATTTGAGCCAGATTGCAGGGAACAAAGCATATACCGTAAAGGACTTTAGAACATATCATGGGACAAGGATTGCATTTCAGGAGTTAAAGAAATATGGATTGGTTAAATTAAATGATAAAGAGAAGGCGAAAATAATTAAAAATGTTTCTAAAAAGGTAAGTGGTTTTTTAAGGAATACTCCTAAAATGGCGTTGGATTCTTATATAGATCCTTTGACCTTTGATTATATTGGAGGCGTTCCGAAGAGGGTCGTTGCAAAGGTAAAAGGGCCAATTAAAAGAGTTATATTAGATATTACTGATAAATTTGATATTTCAAGAAATTCTTTGGAAAGTAGTAGTTATTTTGTAAAGGTAGACGATGATATTATTTATATTTGTCGTGGTACTGGATTCATGAGAAAGTCTACTGGCAATATGGTTCAATTCGATGGAAAGGTTGTTATCGGTCCAAAGGAATGGCTTGGAAAAGATGCATATAAAATTAAAGAAATATCAGACATTGTTGATGAAGAGTATAAACTTCTTGTTAAAGAAATGAAAGGTGGCAATTTTGCAAAGTTCAAAGAAGTAAAAGGGCAAGATATAATTACAAGTAATTTGCATATGTATAAATCACCATTAACAGAAAGAGAAGGGGCAGAAATTATTTCTGCCCATGCAGATGCATATTTGAAGCGGTCTAAATTAACAGGAGTCTCTTTTAGTTCGACGGTAAAAAGAAGTGAGGCATCATATAAAGAATTAGTAAAATTGGCAAAAAAAGATAAAGTATATGCAAAGTTTTTGAAAAATCTTTCTGCATATAAGAATCATAAGAAGAATTTGTTTACTTATAAATTTGAAGATATTTCATCAATGTCTGCAGCAGCAATAAAGAATGGACAAGATGCGGTTAATCAATTTGGTTCTGAAGTTAAAAGAACATTGTTAGATTTGAAGAAGAGATATCCGAAAAAGAAGATTGTTTTATATCGTGGTGTAACTGGAGATTATGCAAAAGATATTAAGAAAGGTATCGGAAAATTTGGCGAAGTTGAAGTTGGAGTAAAACCAGCGTCAAGTTGGACATCTGAAGAATCAATAGCGAAGAAATTTGCTGGTAGAAATGGAGTTGTGATAAAAAAAGAATTTGGCATTGACGAAATTTTATTCAGTCATCATACATCTCCATATATTCGTACTTCTGATTTTGTCTTCGGCGGGAAAGAAGAATTTGAATATATTGTTGGTTCTAAAACGGGCAAGATCAGTCTTTTGAAAAAGGATATTGTGGGAAAGATAAAAAAAGAGAAGGTAAGAAAAGTAAATTTGGGGTTCCCTGATTTGGATTTAAAAAATAGATGGTGGCTAAAAAATGTTCCAAAAGGGGTTAAATAAAAATGCAAGATCCATATGACAATTGGACAGAAGCAGAAGAAGAAGATTTTAACCTTTGGTTAGATTCAATTGAGTTTGTTCATAAAGATGGAAGCCCATATCCAATAGTATTAATGGAGGATACTTCCCAAGATCCTGAAGGTGATAGGGCATAAAAATTTTGTTAATAACAAGGAGGAATTATTATGGGAAAAGATGATTTTTTGGATGTTCCATTAGAAGTTAAGGCGGAGGACATTCAGGAGGATGGAATTTTCAAGGGGCATGGCTCCTTGTTTAATAAGACTCCTGATGCGTATGGCGATCTCGTTGCTAAAGGAGCTTTTGTTGATTCGCTTTTGGCTGGTGGAAGAAACAAAACCGGAGTAGCAATGCTCTGGCAACATCAGTCTGATAAGATCCCCGGTGTCTGGGCTTCTATGGCTGAAGATGGTAAAGGGTTAAAGGTTACGGGTGCTCTTGCGCTCAAGACTTCTCTTGGAAGTGATGTGTATGAAATTTTAAAATTGTCTTCTCAACTTGGAACTTTTAAGATGGGATTGTCAATTGGGTATGATACGATTTTATCAGAACGTGATGATGAAAAGAAAATAAGAACACTCACAAAAGTAGACTTATGGGAATTGAGTATTGTTACTTTTCCCGCAAAATTGGGAGCAACCGTCACGCAAGTCAAAGCACTTGACGAGGCGAAAACGCCGAGGGAATTTGAGAAAGGCCTGAGGGAGTTAGGTGTTTCTAAATCCGATGCGTTATATATTACTGCTCTTGTTGGGCCGCAACTGAAGCTGAGGGAGTCAGCAGGTGGCGAAGAAGAATTGGATGAAGGAGTGGAAGGTGTTTCTATTTTGTTGGAAGGATTAAAAAGCATCAATGATGATCTTGATGTCTTCCGGCAAACAAAAGGGATGTCCGGTATTTTGGATGCGTTAAAAAAAGTTAACGTGTAAATTTGTTTTATGTTTTTTACTTTAATCAAAAGATAAGGAGGATTTAACATGGCCGAACCTGTTGATGTTAAAGAAGTTGTCGAGGCTGTTCAGAAGGAAATCAAAAAACTTGGAGACAATTCCAAGGAAAACTACGATGCTCTTCGCAAGAATTATGATGAACTGGCCGCAGTCGTTGATTCGGTTAAGGAGGGTATGGGAACCGATAAACTGGAGGCTACCGTTGCGGAGAAGATCTCAAAACTGTCAAGTGATATTA